GAAGCGTTCTTATTTGTTTCAAGGATTTGTAGTAGAAGATCCAATGAACGAAGAATCGAAACCTGAGAATCTTATTCGTCGTTTTATACTTGGTCCACAAATCTTTACCCTAGTCAAGGATGCTCTTATGGATCCAGACATGGAAGAGATGCCAACTGATTACACATCAGGCTTGGACTTTAGACTGAAGAAGACTTCCAAAGGTGGATACGCTGATTACTCAACATCCAGCTGGGCACGACGAACACGCCCACTAGGCGATGCTGAAATGCAGGCTGTGAATAACAACGGCTTGTTCAATCTGAATGACTTCCTTCCAAAGAAGCCAACAGATGTAGAATTGAAGATTATGCAGGAAATGTTTGAGGCATCTGTCGATGGCGAGGCATATGACGAAGAGAAGTGGGGTAGCTACTTCCGCCCTGCTGGGTTGGCAGCTAAGACTGGTGATCCACAATCCGCTCCTGCTCCCGCACCTGCTCCAAAGGTAGAAGCTAAGGTAGAAAAGGTAGAAGACGACGATCTACCATTTGAGCCAGACGAGCCCAAAGCGGCAGCCGATGCTGCTAAAGGTGGAGCTGATGCTAATGACATTTTAGCAATGATCCGTAACAGACAAAAGTCTGAAGATTAATATATTGGCGCCCCGTTAGTTAAATGGTATAACAGTAGATTTGTAATCTTCCGTTACTAGTTCGATTCTAGTACGGGGCTCCACCTCACCCTTTAAGGAATTTAATGGCAAAGGCTTTTGACCCATCAAAGTTTCGCAAAGAACTGACTAAATCTATCTCAGGTATGAGTACAGGATTTAATGATCCTACTGATTGGGTTAGTACAGGAAACTACGCACTAAATTATTTGATATCCGGCGACTTCTATAAAGGAATACCTCTAGGTAAAGTGAGCGTATTTGCAGGAGAGTCAGGCGCTGGTAAAAGTTATATTTGTGCTGGCAATATTGTAAAAGCCGCACAGGAACAAGATATCTTCGTTGTGCTAGTAGATAGTGAGAACGCACTAGACGAAGAATGGCTACGCAATCTAAATGTAGATACATCCGAAAGCAAACTGCTAAAACTCAATATGAGTATGATTGATGATGTAGCTAAAACAATCTCTGTCTTTATGGATGACTTCAAAAAGCTAGACGGAGAAGACAAACCCAAAGTATTATTTGTTATTGACTCACTAGGTATGTTGCTAACTCCAACAGATGTTGATCAGTTTGGCAAAGGCGATCTAAAAGGTGATATGGGTAGGAAACCTAAAGCACTAACAGCCCTAGTAAGAAATTGTGTCAATATGTTTGGTAGCCATAACGTAGGACTTGTAGCAACTAATCATACATATGCATCTCAGGATATGTTTGATCCGGATGATAAAATTTCAGGCGGACAAGGATTTATTTACGCCTCTTCTATTGTAGTAGCGATGAAAAAGCTAAAGCTAAAAGAAGATGAGGATGGAAATAAAACCTCAAATGTAAATGGCATTCGTGCTGCTTGTAAAGTTATGAAAACACGATATGCTAAACCGTTTGAAGGAGTACAAGTTAAGATTCCGTATGAGACAGGAATGGATCCGTATAGTGGATTAGTGGATCTATTTGAGAAGAAAGGATTGCTTGTAAAGGATGGCAACAGACTACGTTACACAGACTCTGCAGGAGTAGAGCATAAAGAGTATCGCAAGGCATGGACTGGTGAGCGACTAGACATGATTATAAATGATCTACCCAATCGTCCTCTTGAGCTAAATATACCATATGTTGAAACTCAAGAGGAGATAACACAAGATGAATGAACAGCTCATTGTTGATACATGGACTTTATTCAAAGATCATTTAGATAAAAAGAATCTACCTGCTGTAGCAGAACAGTTTGTTGAACTATGTGCTGACTACGGGGTAGATGATCCAACGTTAAAAACTGTATTAGGCAACTGTCCTTATTTGGATCACGCAATTGCTTACTACTTGGACGAACCTGACCTCGAATACGATGAGTAAATATGGCAGGATGGTACTCTAGTGTTACTAGAGACGTAAACTCTATACCTAATGCTATTCAACACTTTGAATCAGAACTAGCACAAGCTCGTATGGAGTGTAAGCTGAGAGGCTCACTTGAAAAAGCTAGTTCTGAACTTCCAGGTATAGTTGAGCATAGGTTCAATCAGTTACAAGAGATTGAGGCTATTCTCAACTACCTAAACATAGAACTTCGCAAACTAAGATCCTCATTCTTTAAAAAATATTTAGAAAATTATCAGCGAGCACTGTCTAGTAGAGATGTAGAAAAATATGTAGATGGTGAACCTGATGTTGTTGATTTTGAACATATCATAAATGAGTTTGCACTGCTTCGTAATAAATGGCTAGGCGTTATGAAAGGCTTAGATCAGAAGCAATGGCAAATTACTAACATTACTAAACTAAGAGTAGCAGGTATGGAGGACGCAACATTATGATTTACGAATTTCATAGACAGCATCGAGGCAACGCAGGAGACTTTTACTGTAACCCTAGCAGATACTTTGCAGATTTTTCTGCCAAGACTTGTCCTATTCAACTTCAAGATAATCCAAGATATCAAGTAACTGATGCCGAGGGTAAGATTGTTGTTATAGGAGGAGGTGGTTTGATACATCCAACGTTCACAGAGAATATTGAATTTATTGTAAAACAGCAACCCGCAAAACTCGTAGTCTGGGGTATTGGAACCAATTATGATGTAAATAAGGACAGAGGATATCCTGAATGGCTTGGCAATGCTGATATGATTGGTTTGCGAGATGCTAACAATATAGGCATTGGCGAATATGTTCCGTGTGTAACTTGTATGCATCCAGCATTTGATAATCCTTATGAAATAAAGCATGACAAAGTATATTATCTACACGCAAGAAAAGAAAAGCCAGATGTAGATGCACCTGTACTAACTAACAAGGCAAAAGACATATATAATATTATTCGCTTTTTAGCTTCAGGCGAAACTGTAGTAACTACTAGCTATCACGGAGCCTATTGGGCTATGCTACTTGGCAGGAATGTTCAAGTAGTGCCGTGGAGCACAAAGTTCAAAACTTTTAAATATACGCCTGTAATGTTAGAGTCAATCAATGATGTGTCCAATGACACTATGTATATCCATCCTACATACTTGGAAGAATGTAGAGATCTAAACAAACGGTTTTATGAGAGATTTAAAAATTTATGTGGGCTATGATCCAAGAGAGGACTTAGCATATGAAGTATGTCGCCATAGCATTCTAACACGAACACCTGGCGCTACTGTATATCCAATTAAGAAAACAATGTTAGAGAAGTCAGGCTGGTACTGGCGTCCAATAGATAGATTATCATCTACTGAATTTACATTTACTAGATTTCTAGTACCTGCGCTAACACACTACAGAGGGTGGGCATTGTTTATTGATTGTGATACGCTATTACAAACTGACTTGAACGAACTGTTTGATTTAGCTGACGACAAGTATGCTGTAATGGTAGTGAAGCACGACTACACACCACTCAGCCAAACTAAAATGGATGGCAGACTACAAACTGTATATCCACGCAAAAACTGGTCCTCGGTAATGTTGTTCAACTGTGAGCATCCTTCTAATAAAGTTTTGACTAAGGAACTTATTAGTGACCCATCTAAAGATGGTGGATACTTCCATCGTTTCAATTGGCTGCAGGATGATGAGATAGGCGAACTGCATCACGAATGGAACTGGCTTGTAGGGCACTACTACAAACACGATGGATCACCAAAGCTAATACACTATACAGAAGGCGGGCCTTGGTTCAAAAACTATTTTATGCAGGACTTATCAGATGTTTGGAAGGATGAGTATCAACAACTAATGGAGAGAGAATTTACCATCAAGGACACTGTTGATAAATGAAAACCACTGTTTGTGCCTTCATCAACTCAATACCTCCATCTGCCCGTAGAAGTCACAAAGCAGACTTACTCATAAATTTTATCAAAGGAGTCAATGCTAATAAAGACTCTGGCAAAATTTATGACTCTAGATATAATCGCCCCGTCCCAGTTGATGTTGCTGTATTACAAGGCTGGGTGCATGAGAATTCCTCAAGAACTCCTCATCTAAATTTTCGTCGTAGTATTATAAAACGACAACAAGACGATAATAAAAATCTTATTGTTATTGATAGTAACCTGTTTGGTTACAATGTAGATAAGTTACACCCTATGATGTATCATCGTTTTAGCATGGGCGGAGTATTTCCAACTACTGCTAACTATTTTGATACTATTGTAGATGAGACACGCTGGGATAAGATATCCACAGATTTAGATATAAAAGTAAAGCCATGGCGTAAGTTAGGAAGTTACATCTTACTATGTTGCCAACGCAACGAAGGTTGGAGTATGAAAGGACTGTCTGTTGTAGATTGGATTCATCAAACAGTTCAAGAGATCCGCAAGCATACAGACAGAGGCATACTTGTAAGAGCTCATCCAGGAGACAAACACGCTCATAGATATTTGCGAGAGACAAAGCATAAAATATCTAACAACAAAAGTATCAAAAAGGATTTTGAAAAAGCATGGGCTACAATAACATACAATTCTAGTCCAGGTGTAGCCAGTGCTATTGAAGGAGTACCTCTGTATGTTACAGATCCAATTCCACAGACTAGCCAAGCATTTGCTGTAGCCAATACAGATTTATCTACTATTGAGTCTCCACAAACATTTGATAGAACAGATTGGCTACAGCGATTAGCTATGTGTCATTGGAAAATGGAAGAGCTACGCAATGGCGATGCTTGGCGACATATGAAACAATTTATCTCCGATAAAGAGCCTTATGTAACCTTAGGGAAGAAGTAAAGTCTTTATCTTTGTGCTTTGCTTTTAAATGCCATAGTTTTCCTTGCATTTGATTATTGAATGGGCTTAGTATCTTATCTGGCTTTGGAGATAATTCTCTATAGCTAAAGTCATCTACAAACTCTCTACACTCACGAATAACTCTACCAAACGAATCTCCATCAAAAGGCTTATACATATTTGAAAAGTCTCGACGATGATAGATGCTGCGATACTTTGCATAGAACATAGGCTTGTATCTATGCTCTCGATTGATTATAAAGAATCCTGTCTCTACAGAATAGTAACCTTGCTGGGGAACTCCAAAGTGAGCAGATATATTATCTGAACTATCATCCCCTATCAAAGAGTGTAACCAAAGGGGTGTAATGTAACCTTCTGAGATTACATCAGCATCTACCCATACTAGATAACCAGTAGAAGGCTTGAGATGTTCTATAATAGGAAATGCCTTTTTAGAAAATATAGTAGCTCGGCTGTTAGTATGTGTTGCTTTTTGGAATTTATGAAAAGCAGATCCTAAATTATTCACATCCTTGATTGTAATTCTAGGATCAGTTATAGGCAAAGTGTCTTCTGTATAAACAGTAAGAGTAAAGCCAGTCCAATACTTCAGCCAAGTTTGAATCATATAAGTCCCAACCTTGTTGTAATAGTCGAGACTCATACTTGTTACAACATCAAAACTTCCAGTATTTTTCTCCACGCTTCACCATAAGATCTCTTTTATTGCTTTTACCTGTTTGTTTTCTGTCACCCTTTAGATGATCTAACCAAGTACCTAACACACCATTGATGAGAGGATGTCCTCCCCCACCAGTCTTTACAGCCACGCTATACATACCAGCACTGTAATCTAACACATCTGGATACATACGCATAAATTTTTCTAAGCAGGAGCCAAACACATAACTATCGTGCCATTCATCTAATTTGAATATCCCGTCCTCAGCATTCTCATATTGATATTCAAGATTAGCTACAAACTGTCGTGCTTTAGCGGATTTGCAATCAATCCCATAAAAGCCACACTCAGGCCATGTCTGAGATCCTTTGCCTCTGCCTACATATGTTAGCCATACATCAGAAGGGAACAGAGATGCATATTGTTCATAGTTCCAGTGACTATGCACAACCATGTCAGCATCAATCCATACAACCCAACCTTTGCCAGTATTTCTTTCACAAGCATCAAATACCGCATATACCTTGTTTGCAAATCGCATCGCATCCCATTTGAATTTTTTATCATAGTCCCTAGGACGCTTGTGCGGGAAAGGACACTCGCCATTAGCCTTAGGAACCTTGCCCCATTTCTTTTTGAACTTCATCAACTTTGGTAATGCTTCCCGTTGATTCAATATTAGAATCTTGCTAGGTGCGGGATTGATTGGATCACAATCCTCAGCATACACTAGCAACTTCATATTATCATCTGTATTTTGTGCCCATGTGTCTAAGAACTTTTGAGCATAGAGATCTAAACCCTCTTTGTTGAAAGTTGTTACCGCAAGAATGTCTGTCATCAGTTTCTCCTGTATATATAGTATATATAAGTATTTAATATGAAATCATTTAATTTGCACACAAATAATGGAGCACTCAACTCCAAATCTGTATTCGCTGCCTTCGAGGCTGGAGCTAAACGATTAGGCTACACTGTTTACCATAACTCCGACAAAGGAGATGTAGATGTCATATGGGGCGTCCTCTGGCATGGTAGAATGTTGAAGAACAAAGAGATATGGCACAGAGCAGCTCGCAATCGTACACCTGTCATAGTATTAGAAGTAGGTGCTATAGAACGCAATGTCACATGGAAAATGGGAGTAGGCGGAGTCAATAACTCAGCTTACTTTGGACCTCGAGCAAACGACAGCAAGCGAGCTGACAAGCTAGGACTAAAGCTAGATCCATGGAAACAAAACACAAATGGTTCTATACTCATAGCTTGTCAAAACAATAAGTCAGCACAATGGCACGACGAGCAACATCAAGAGCGATGGCTGATGGATACACTAGCTACAATAAGAAAACATACTGATAGAAATATTATTGTAAGGCAGCATCCACGATGCCCAATGCGTCTGAGAAACCTACCTGCCAACACTATTCTACAAATACCTAAAAAGATTCCTAACACATATGATGACTATGACTTTACTGTTGAGAAGGCATACGCCGTAGTCAATTGGAGTTCCAACCCAGGCATCATAGCAGCAATGAAAGGAATACCACTCTTTACTTCCTTTTCGAGCCTAGCGTGGAGCGTGGGTAATCTGGATGTAAATAATATAAACAATCCAGACACACCTGACAGACGACAATGGCTGAATGATTTTGCATATACCGAATGGACTACGAAAGAAATATCTACGGGTAAGCCACTAAAACGATTGACAAATATTTTATAACCTGTTATAATGAAAGTATAGGTAGAATTTATGATGACATTTGGACTAGAGGATGTAGATTCTCACGAACCACAGGACCCAGTGACTATTGAAGATTATTTAGATATTATATCAGCTAATAAAAAAATTCTAACAGATCCTGATCAAAAGTTATTCTATAGCTTACACAGACAATCTATGAAGGGTATGGGTTTGACTGAACGGCAGCACGAACTGCTAAAACTCAAACTACTTGAATACTCTGAGTGGCTCGAGGCACGCTATCCTGACTTTAGAGAAGACTTGGATCATCTGCGTCACCCATATCGTATTATTGATAGAACAAGAACTATCAAAGTAATAGAGCGAGAAGTGCCAGTGTTTGGGGGACTCATCAAAGCTCAGATGATGGCTATACGCTTTCCATTTTCTAATAAAATGATAAAGCATATTGATTTTATCAAGTCTGTACAAGATAAAAAAATGTACGACAATAAAACAAAGACGCACTTCGTCAAACTAAACGAACGCAACGCATTAGATATTATCACACACTTCAAAGATTTAGAATTTGATATTGAGCCTCAGCTATTAGAGTATTATGATGAGGTATGTCAAATACAATCTAACAGTGATACTCATTGCCCTGGTGTATATGATTATCAGTTACGCAATGTTCATCCACGAGTGGTTGAATACGCACATGAAAAGTTTGGCGAACCAGGACCGCACAACTTACATTTATATCGAGATGCTGCAGGTATATTAGGACTGTCTCATTTTGATTTGAAAGCTAGTAGAGAAAACGATGCGAAGCTAACACAAGTCAGCCAAAATATATTATTGAGAACTACTAATCTTTGCTTTGCTTCATCTAAAATATATGGACTAGATCAAATTTTTGAAAGCATACACGAGCTAGATAGATATCCATTACTCATATCTATGCCAGTATTATCTCGACACGAGTCTGTTTCATTCTATCAAGCTAATGGAATTGATCATGTCTTAGGTCCTGGCGAGTCAGTTCCTGATATTGTTATCCTAGCCAAGCTACATACATATTTAGAATCATATGTAAAAAATTCTGAGATGGCAGTTTTGTATCGCAAGGATAAGAGATCAATAGATGATTGTGAATTTAATAACTATGTCACTAGACACGAACTAAATAATTTACCAACCAAGGACACTAAAGTTATCTTTTTACATCAGCAAAAGAGAATACCTAAGCCACTGCTTGAATCTAGTTGGAGGCCTAGAACTGTATTGATGCTACGAGCTTCTATCTCTACTAATAGAACTATTACTGTTTTTAGAGAATCAGCAGACTTAAACTTAACGTACTCAGATGAATTTTTCACAGGACATCATTACTTTACAATATGAAACCATGTAAACTTGTAATACAAGACGAAGTCAATATCAAGTTAGAAGGCTTGCCAGTAGATGTAAGACGCAAAATAGCAAACGCTCTAAAGTTTGAAGTTCCATATGCTAGGCATACGCCACACTACAAGCTAGGGCGTTGGGATGGCAAAGTTCCTTTCTTCAACATAGGAGGAACAGGATATGTCAATCATCTAGGCACTGTGGTAGAGATCCTATCTAAACACAACTACACTATCTCAGATATTGATGATAGACGGCAGACAATAGACTTACAGTTTCCAACTATTACAGAGAACTATTGGGCGAACCAAGGAGTATGCTGGCCCAAAGGACATCCTGCTGAGGGTGAAAAAATACTACTACGTGACTACCAGGTAGAAGCGATAAATAATTTTTTAGCTAACCCGCAGTCACTGCAGGAAATAGCTACGGGCGCAGGTAAAACTATTACCACAGCCACACTCTCACACATAGCAGAACAACATGGACGAACACTTGTCATTGTACCAAACAAATCTCTTGTGCAGCAGACTGAAGAGGATTACAGAAACTGCGGGCTGGACGTCGGCGTATACTTTGGTGATCGAAAAGACCTTGCCAAAAAACATACCATATGCACTTGGCAGAGTCTTAACATCCTTGGAAAGAAAAGCAAAGACGCAGAAGTAGAAATAACTCTCGCAGAGTTTTTACAAGGTGTACAAACTATTATTGTAGACGAAGTGCACCAAGCAAAAGCTGATGTTCTAAAGGCACTACTAACACAAAGCCTAAAGAACGCTGCCATACGATGGGGACTAACTGGTACTATACCAAAAGAAAAATTTGAATTTGAGGCACTCCACGCTGCCATAGGTCCTGTAATTGGATCTATTAGTGCTAAGGAGCTACAGGACAAAGGAGTGCTATCACAGTGTCACGTGAACATTCAACAACTAATAGACATTGTTGAGCATCGTGACTATCAAAGCGAACTCAAATACCTTGTTACTAACGACAAGAGAGTTGAGTATCTGGCTAGCCAGATCATCAATATTAGACAATCAGGTAACACACTCATTCTAGTGGATCGTGTATCCGCAGGTAAAAAGCTACAAGAGCTTGTGCCAGACTCAGTGTTTATCAGTGGCGAAGTAAAAGTAAAAGATCGAAAAGAGACATATGACGAAGTCCAGGATGCGAGCGACATGGTTATTATTGCTACATATGGTGTAGCAGCAGTAGGCATCAACATCCCAAGAATATTCAATCTGGTTCTTATAGAGCCAGGCAAATCATTTGTTCGTGTGATTCAGTCTATTGGTAGAGGAATCCGCAAAGCAAAGGACAAGGACTTTGTACAAATATGGGACTTCACATCTACTTGTAAATTTGCCAAGCGTCATTTAACTGAACGTAAAAAGTTTTATAAACAAGCCCAATACCCATTTACACTACAAAAGGTTGACTGGACATGAAAATTCTAACACTTGAAAATAAATCATTTGACTTGAACAACTTACCTGAGGAGATTGATGAGGACTTTAGGTTTTCTATTTTAGATAACTCAACTCCGTCAGATCCTGACTTTTATTTTGTGCCTCTTATCTTTTTAGAATCATTTAGCAACTCCGCTATCGTTCTAGAGATCAATGGACACGAAGTAATGATGCCTATTGATTTCCATATTGCTGTAGGTGATAGCCGCACAGGCAAGGACTTAGAAGTCCTGCCACTTACAAGTTTGAATGATAGAGGCTTTGAGGCATTCTTATTCAATCCTCTAAAGAGCTACAAAGCAGACTATGGCGAAATCAAAGTAACTAACTTTTACAATGACATCAAATGGTACTTCCCTAAGATAAAGTCAGGGCAGTTACTATCGGTGCCACTAACAGACGATGAGAATCCATTGTGTGCTTTCTTCATCAAGGATGTAAATCGTCAAACAGAAATTATTGACTTCTGCAATCTTATATAGTATTATGGCAAAGCTACCAGTTAAAGATGTTCTTGCTGCTGTAGATATAGGAGCAAAGAATGTATGGGACGAGCTGAGTGATGAGGAGAAAAAGTCTGTATCATTTTGGCTATTAAATAGATATGCTTCTAGTGTAAAAGGTTCAGACGCTGAGATAGCAGTATTGAAGACTAACGAGTTCTTCAATAAACATTATATGATTATGTCAAAGCATCCTAAACTACAATGGCAACTACTCTGTCTGTCAGCAGACTACGGAAAGATTAAATACCATGAGTGGATTGGATTGAAGTCTGGCAAGGATAAACTAGATGCACAAAACAGCAAGTTTCTATCTGTTCTTGAAAAGGCATACCCAAATCAAAAAATGGACGAGCTACTCATATTAGCAAAAATGGCAACTAAAGAAGATATACAGGAACTAGCAGACAATCATGGCATCGACATCAAACTCTAGATTCAAATGCGAATACTGTAAGAAAAGTTTTTCTAAAGAGAGTACAATACTCGTTCACGTTTGCGAAAAGAAACGACGAGCGCAGCAACGTGACGAGAAAAGAGTACAAACAGGATTTTACGCATTCAATTTATTCTATAGGAAAGGCACAGGCTTCAAACGTGACAAGACGTATGAGGAGTTCTGTAACTCTCCTTACTACAATGCCTTTGTAAAGTTTGGTTCATTCGTTACTAACGTCCGCCCTCTGTATCCAGAGAAATATATTGAATACATCGTAATGAGCGGAGTAAAGATTGACAAATGGTGTGATGAGGCATTATACGAAAAATATGCTGTGGATCTTATAAAGAAGGAAGATGTACATACAGCATTAGAGCGTAGCATACAAACAATGACAGAGTGGGCAACTGAGAATCCACCAGCACAATGGAATCATTATTTTAGATTAGTAAATCTAAACAGAGCAGTATATCATATCAAAGATGGAAAGCTATCACCATGGCTACTACTAAACTCTGTACAGGCACAGGATATGATGGGACGATTCAACGAGGAGCAACTTGGACTGATCTATCATATATTAGATCCAGATCATTGGGGTAAAAAGTTTTCACAATCATCTAGGGATGTTATTTTAGCAAAAGAGGTGATAAAGGAAAGCAAATTATGAGAAAAGGATATCGTACTACACATCTACATTTTCCAGCAGGAGGTGGTGGTAGGATGCTCCTATCTTTAATATCAAGTATGTATTATAAACATCCTTTATATAAGATAGGTATGGCTGGCGAGGCACATGATATGCATCACAGTACCAATCTTGACTTTCGTAAAACTGATAATACGATACCAAAAAAGCCAGAAGATGATTTCTATTGGTGGCATCATATAGATTGGGCTGTCGATCACGAACTTATTAAGAACTGTAATTACGTTAGGATGGTAGTGACTGACAAAGACACTGAGCAGATAGCTTACCTAAGAATAATAAAAAATTTTATAGGAGATTCTTTAACTTACTATCATGAACAACAAGAACCAATTAGTTTAACACTTCGAGAGAAAACAGTTTTCTTATCTTCAGACCCAACAGATATATTACATTGGTATGACGTAGATGAGATTTACAAATCGTTTATCAAGATTGGTAGAAAAGTCAGCAAACATCTATCGGGGCATTCGCCAAAGATAAGAACTATGAGTAGGCAAGATGTATGGGATTTATCTCACAGTTACAAAGAACCTTTGCCGCTAAATATCTGGCGACTTGAAAAATACTGGCATCAGTATCGAGCTTGGAGAATTATATTAGCACATAGTAAAAATATTCCTTTAGGAATAAAAGAGATGATAAAGGATCACTTAGTTCATACAAATGAAGATTTAAAATCAACTAAAGATGGAATGCTAAAATATTTTTCTGAAACTACTTTTGATCCTGTATTGCATTCTACTAACAATACATTGCCTATACATTTTAGAAACATAATGACTAAACCACATTATACTATTAAAACTTTGGAGAATTTTTATAACAAAAAATTACCTCCTGCATCTAAAAATTTTTACCTTCATTATCTTAAATATAATGAAGAGTTTGCAAAATTATTTTTCCCATCATTAAATTGGGGGACAGGTTACATAGATGACGCCGTATAAAACTACACATTTAGATTTTCCCGGAGGGGGTGGTGGTAGAATGCTCTTATTTTTAATATCAAGCATGTACCAAGAAAGTCCAGAATATACCATTGGTTATCTAGGCGATGCTCATCAAATGGATCATTATAATATACATTATTGTTTTGATCCAGAAGATCCTTTCCAGCCAATAAATCAAGTTGAGTGGAGATCTCAAATTGATAAATCGCCTGACTATAAATTTTATTATTGGCATAATATTGGACAACAGTCCAAACTTTATTTCCAAAATCAAACTGAAGGGAAATATCTTCAAAACTGTAACTACATTAAGATGCTCGTTACTGAGGATGATTTTGCTCAAATAAATTTCTTACGAATTATAAAAAATGAATTGGGTGATGGAATGGATTATGTTCGAAAAAGATCTAAGGCGTCACTCAAAATACCATATGAGATTATTCAACTAGGCGATAAACCTAATGAGATTATGAGATATTATGATATCAAAAAAATGTATAAAACATTTATTAAGATAGGTAAAAGAGTATGTAACTACCTTGAAAGAAGATATCCTATTTTAAAATATATAGATAGGCAAGATATTTTAGATCAATATTCTTCAACCTTACCAAAAAATGATGTATATAGATTTAAGAGACGATACACAACATATCGTGCTTGGCGTATGATATTATCAGAAGAAACTCTTGAGTTAGGATTGCTGAAACTTTTAAAAGAAAGAATAGATCTTTTTTCTATAGAATATTATACTACAAAAGATGATCCTGGAAAACTATTTACTGATACTACTAATATATTATTTGTAGACTATCGATCTATAATAACTAACCCAGAAGAGACAATTCAAAAACTAGAAGAGTTTTATGGTAGATCAATGCCAAGCCCATCTATAAACTTTTATAAAACTTATCTTAGATATAATGAAGATTTAGCAAGTGTGTTTATTCCTTCACTAAACTGGAAAACAGGAGACTTTAAATGGACATAGTATATTACCCAAATGAGATCCTCACTACAAAAGTTGCTGAGGTAGATATCACTAATCCTGGATTTGATCCTAAAGAGATCAAAGCTATAATGATTGATACAATGCTGAGTAACAACGGGATTGGACTTAGCGCCAACCAAGTTGATTTGAATCATCAACTATTTGTTATGGGAGCAGATCCAAAGAACGCAGAGCTTTGTATCAACCCTACAGTATTACAACACACTGAGGATACTGTATTAGAAGACGAAGGATGCTTGAGCTTCCCTGGCATATTTGTTCAAGTCAAACGCCCTAGAGAAATCCTAGTAGAATATACAGATGAGAATATGGAGCAACGACGACAACACCTAACAGGATATGCTGTCAAAGTATTCTTACACGAGTGGGATCACCTACAAGGAGTATGCTTCAAGGATCGTGTGTCACCACTAAAATGGAAAATGGCTTCCAAAAAAGCGAGTAAGAGAAATGGAAAGTAAATATTCTAAATGGTATTTTGAGTTGATGACATCACGTCCAGTTCGAGAAGATACTTATTTAGAAAAGCATCATATAATTCCCAAATGTGTAGGAGGTTCTGATGATGAAGAAAATCTTATTCTTTTAACACCTAGAGAACATTTTATTGCACACTTATTGCTAACTAAAATGTATGAAGGAGAAGCAAGGCACAAACTGCTATACGCATTCAATATGATGTTTGTTAGAAGTAGCAAGAATAGATTGCGTGGCAACTTCAATTCAAAGTTATATGAATCTATTCGTAAAGAAGCACATCAACATTTTGGAAAGCACGGGAGAAAAGGTAGGCCCGCTTGGAATAGAGGAATGACTCGATCTCAAGCGGTAAAGGATGCTGTGAGTAAAGCCAATAAAGGCAGGACTGCTTGGAATAAAGGAGTGCCTCGAACTGAAGAGGACAAGGCTAAGATGCGAGCCGGTTGGGCTAAAAAATTGGGGAAGTAACGTGGATGTGGATATAGATTTTGCTGATAGAAATTTATTATTAGATATAATTCCTCACCGTGCAGCAACACTAGAGAACGGAGCTAAACACAATACAGGAATATATGGAACTGCTATCCCGTGGAATCCGTTAACTGGACAAGCTACGATAAACTATAAGCAGGCAGAAGAGAGAGGCTATTTCAAAATAGACTTTCTGAATGTCAATATATACAAAGGTGTTAGAGATGAAGGACATCTAGATGAGTTGATGAATACAGAGCCAGAGTGGGAGTTGCTACAGCACGACGAATTTGTAAATCAAGTATTTCACTTGAGCGGGCACGGACCGTTATGTCGTAAGCTACAACCTACTAGCGTCGAAGAACTCGCAATGGTCCTAGCTATCATACGTCCATCCAAAAGGTATCTAGCGGATCAAGGCTGGGACGCTATACGCCGAGAAGTATGGAAGCCTCCATACAATGGAGACTATTACTTCAAGAAAGCTCATGCCTTTTCTTACGCAATTGCTACAGTCGTTCATATGAATTTACTCTGTGAGCAAATTATTTCGGACGACGAACTAACTGCACATTCTTCCTCTTGACTCTCTTTAGTGTTAGGTTGTGCAGATTAACTGTTGGGCCTAGCACTATATTGACATCTTTGCTGTTCATATTTCTCAAACAGTATCTAATAGGCTCAACATCTTTGCTTAGGAATATTGTAATAGGTATTAACCTATTTGATTCCATCCACCATGTTTGTCCTATCTCTAGTAGATATTGTTTGTCCTCAGTAGTCTTAAGCATAGAGTAATCTAATATTGTTGTAATATTATTATCTTGATTTACAACAATACCAACGTATTCTTTTCCGCCGTATGTGATTACACTGATAAATGGGTAGTTTTCTTCTATTTGGTTTCGTAACATTAATCTATTTTTATTCCATATAAATAATATTATGCAGTTAATACCACGTTATTTAGTAGATAATATTATTACGATAGTAGGTAGTGAGCAAGGCCTTTCTACGGAGATGATGCCAGTGTATACACGACAGATCAAAGTCTATAAAGGAATAGACAATACAATACAATTTAGATTATTGAACGCCGATCACAAACCCATAAACATTGATTTATATAAAATAATGTTTGTAGCATTTGATGACAATGGTAGAAAAGTAATTGAAAGAGAGTGCCATCCATACGCACCAACAGATAGTACAGTTCATCGAGGCAAGTTTCAAACAACAATTACAGAAAATGATTTATACAACTTGCCAAAGCAAATGATGAGATATAACATTTATCTAATAGATGAGGAGAACCGTCGTCACATAACTTATGTAGATAGTCACTTTGACAATAATGCTACAATAGTTGTTGATGACTATGCCTTTCCTCCAGCCAAGCCTGCCGGAGTGGCGACGGTATTTACTCCAGATAATAATTTCTGGTACAGTGAATATCTATCTGCTCAACCAGCCCTAAATGGATCTGAGGCGTTACACACTGTGGCAGTATATACCACAGGATACGCAGGCACTGTAACTGTGCAGGCTACACTTGAGAACACACTGTCCTCACCAACATGGGGAGACTTGTTTGACATAACACTGGACGGAACAGAAACAGAACCAGTAGCAAAGAACTTCAACGGAGTATTTTCATTCTTGCGTGTGAAGTTTGATAATGACCCAGTAGATAAGATAAAAAAGATTCTCATCCGAGATTGACTTTTGTAAATAATCATGCTATAATGAAAGTATGAGCCTATTATCTGATACTGTATGGGCACACCTTCCATACAAGAGAAAACAAACGCCTAGTGGCTGGACCGCATTCAACTCTGTATGTTGTCATCATCGAGGACACAAAGCAGATAACAGAGGGCGCTCTGGCATCATTATATCCAACGAAGTAATCAGCTACTCTTGCTTTAACTGTGGCTACAAGGCATCTTGGCAGCCTGGACGCAACCTCACGGCTAAAATGAAGCAGTTACTAGAGTGGTTATCAGTTCCTTCTGATTTGATTACACGGATCTCATTTGACATAATGCGTGTCAATCAAGACATAGAGCACATACAATATGTCTCACATCGTCCTCAGTTTGATCCTGTTAGACTTCCTGTTGGTTCTCAACTAATGACTGAGACACAAAACGAAGCAGTTGTTCCTGTATTAGAATATATGGCTAGTAGAAACTTGCTTATGTCTGATACAAACTTCTACTGGAGTCCTGAGCTAGGTATGAAGAATAGATTTATTATTCCCTTCTACTATGGCGGAGAATGTGTTGGCTATACAGCTCGTACCTACAAGACTGAAGGGAGCATAGCAAAGTATCTAACATACTCGCAGCCAGGATTCGTATATGGTATGGATGCTCAACCATATGATAGGCCTTACGCTATCGTGTGTGAGGGCCCGCTAGACGCTCTTCTCATCAATGGGTTAGCAGTATTAGGTAGTGACATAAACCCGCAGCAGGCGCTTCTTATAAACTCTCTGAATAAGAATATCATCGTAGTACCTGACAGAGATAAAGCAGGAGCAAAGATGATTGAGGCAGCATTGGAGAATGAATGGATGGTAAGTATGCCTCCTTGGCGTAATGAAATAAATGACATAAGCGATGCAGTAGCTAAATACGGTAGAACACTAACTCTTTACAGTATAATGAAATACAAAGAGAGGACCAGTCTAAAAATAAAATTGAGAATGAAAAGATGGATAAAATAAAAGATGCTTTCCGTAAGCTCTGGGAAATTATTTCTTTTCCATTTGTATGGGTAAAAGAAGAAATTGAATTTAGAAAACGATTAAAGAAATTGAGAGAACAAGACCCTTTTATTTATGAGTAAGTATGATTACTTGGGGCGTCAGCGCAAACAGTCATAACGCATCGCTAACAGCATTCGATGGAGATAAAATTGTATTCTCTAGTCACTCAGAACGATTTAGTAGAATAAAAAACGATCCACATCTAAACAGTAAAATTATAAACTATGCTCTACAATGGGGCTACCCTTCTGAAGTAATATGGTATGAAGATCCAATTCTAAAAAGTGTCAGGCAGCTAAAAGCGGGTCAAGGTTGGAAGTTTGGCGAGAACAATGTTGAAAAGTATATGGCAAAGTATGGCATACACTCTCCCGTGAATACAATGAGCCATCATCAGTCACATGCCGCAGCAGGATACTACACCTCAGGATTTTCAAATGCTACAGTTATAGTAATAGATTCTATTGGAGAGTTTGAGACACTAACTGTATGGGAAGGCACTGGACAGAACCTACATCAAATATTCTCACAAGGATATCCACACTCAATTGGTTTATGGTATAGTGCTATGACGCAACGACTAGGACTAAAGCCAAATGAGGAAGAATATATACTGATGGGAATGGCAGCATTTGGTGATAGCAATAAATATTTTGACGAGATACTAGATACATTTTTTGACTTGACGCCATCTGCTATAGATAATATATTTGGCAAGATACCAACTATAAAGCTAAAGCATAATCTACATCGAGGATGCTTATGGTGGAAGCCAGATATGATAGCACACGAATTTGGTGGTCCAACTTTTTGGGCATATGATGTGGCAGCAGCAACACAACGAGTCTATGAGATGTTACTTGAGACAATCTCTAGAGAAGTAAAGAGTCGAACTACTAGCAATAACCTAGTCCTTATGGGCGGGTGTGCTTTGAATTGTAGTGCTAATACTAATATATACAGTATGTGGGATAATGTATGGATTATGCCTGATCCAGGTGACTCCGGTTCATCAATTGGATCTGTATTAGCATATAGGGGCAGACATATAGACTGGCCCGGTCCATACTTAGGATATGAAATAGAAGGAACACTAAATTATGACAGAATCATCTCAGAACTTGAATCCATCGGACTCTGCGGAATTGCAAGAGGACATGCAGAGATTGGTCCTCGTGCCCTCGGCAATCGCTCTCTTATTGCTGATCCTCGGGATCCAAATTGCAAGCGTAGGGTTAACCATATTAAACAGCGGCAAGAGTTCAGACCCTTCGCCCCCGCAATCCTCGCTGAATATGCCGATGAATATTTCGACGGCCCAACAGGACCATATATGCAATACACTCCGAAGTGTCGAGAGCCAGAACGTTTCCCAGGCATTGTACACACTGATGGAACCTCAAGAGTCCAAAC